TCTTGCTCTGGCGGCGTCATCAGCTCGGGCGGTGGCGCTGGCACTTGCGGCGGCAGCGGGGCCTGCAAGGGCGGCTTGTAGCTCGCGCATCCCGACGCCAGCAGCAGCAGCGACAGTGCGAGTATTCTTGAGTTGCTGCGCATATTTGCCCCTTTCGGTTTCGACTTGCCGGGTTAGCTCTTGCTCCACCTTCCTCGCCGCTTCTGAGGCTTCCAGCGCCTGCGCTGTCCTTGCGGCTATGTCTGCCCGCCACTCTGCCGTAATCGCGTCCTGGCCCGTTTTGTAGGCTTTCCAGTGCGTCCCCGCGAGGAACACCGCCATCAGGGCAGCGGCAGCTATGCGGGCGTACAGGGAAAACATCACGGCACAGTCTCAAACAGCACCCGTTCTGCCATCCGGCGACGGACAAGGCCACCGAGAATCTGCCCGTCTGCGTACACCCATCGCTCAAACTCTTTGGCCGCACCCTTCCTGTCGCCTGCGTTCAGCTTCTTCAGCAGCGTGGAATTGAGCAGGTTTTTGGCCCCAGCGTTGTAGGCGAAGTCCACTAGAGCGTCGAACTCGTTTTGATTCAGGTGAACGGTTACGTACCTGTCCACCGCCCGCTCGTACTCCCCGAGGGTTGCCCGCATGATGTCGTCCGCTTGCGCCTCTGTGATCGGCGGATCGTTCTGGTGGACGCGAGTGCCGTCAGCGTAGCGGGTAGAGCCGTAGCCGATAGTCCAGACACCGGCAGGGCACTTGTATGGCTTGGAGCGAAATCCCTCAAACCTGCGGATCAGTTCTAGACACTTTTCAGATGCTTTCATCCTTCATCCTTCGGCTTCTGGACAACAAACTTCCCCGCCAAACCCAAAGCATTCAGCCCGCCCACGATCTGCGCCACGATGTCCACCGGGAGATGCGCCTTCAGGTCTTCGGGGAGTGCTATCCATGCCGCCACGATGGCAGCGCCTGCGCCTAGTGCGATGGTGGAATAGTCCCGCAGTCGTGAGCGCCAGTTGGGGATAATCTTCATTTGTCCGCCTTATGCGAAAGCGCCTGCTTGATCTCTTCTAGGCTTTGCATGATCGGTTTGAATGCGTCCTGTAGCCTGTCGTACCTTACATAATCTGTAGAGAGCTTCACTTCGAGCTTTTGCAGGTCGTCGCGCAATCGATTCACTGCTGAGTACAGCTCGCGAGCGAACCAACCCAACACCGCACAAGCAGCGCCGATCATTGCGATTACGAATTGTTCTAGGCTCATGCCCACGCCCTCACGACAAAAGCCCAATTGCCAGAGGTGATTGTTGTTTGCGCCTGAGTCGTCTTGTGCAGCACCTGAGTACTTGCGCCCGTGTAGCCAATAATGACGTTAGTGGCATCTGCCGAGATGTTAATAATGCTAGTCCCCGGCACCGTTTGAATGATTGATGCCTCGTCATTCGCGGAGAAGCCAGCCTCGCCGGTAACGCAGCGCAGCACAACGTCAAACATTTTGGGACGCGCTCCCAGCCCGTGCGCCACGTTCAATGTGCTGTTTGGTGTAACGGTCTGGTTGGTGGACTCAAAGCCGTTAGAGAACAGCAGCGCACCCTTTAGCCCTGCAGGCGTCACCACCCGGCCCGTGTCCGTCCCCGTCTCAGTCTCTGCGGTCGTGGCTAGTTCGGCCACTCCCTGCGCCGTGTCGGTAGCCGCAGCAGCAAAAGCCGATACGTTTGCCCCTGTAAGCTCCTCAATCGCTCCAGTGCCTGCCGTGGTGCGTCCTAGCATCCGCGCAGTCGCTTGCGTCAGGCCAGAGGTCGTGACTGCCCCGGTAGGCACAAGCCCCGTGGTAGAAAGCGGAAACCCCGACGCACGCTGATAGAACACCACCCAGCCGTCAGCCGTGCCCGTGGTCGCCTTGGGGATGGCTATCGCCAAATCACCCGCAGCCGTAGTGATATTTGCCGCTGTAGGCAGGATGAGTGCGCTACCATGCGTGAGAAGCACAGCACCGGCAAACCGCAGGAATCGCGGCCCGTTGTAGTTTGTGCCGAATCCGGTTATCGTTGTCGTTCCCGTGACGCGCAGGAAGTTGGTATTCTGTGCGCCGATGTCGGTAGTCGTGGCAGAGGCAATGTCCGCTTCTACCCCCTGGCTAAACAGTTGCTCCCACCGTACAGATTGCCCCGTTGCCGTGCCCGCTCCAAGCCCTGTAAGCCTATTGTTTCCCATCGCCAGATTGCCGGTCATGGGGGTTTGCCCATCAGCCGCAAGGGAAGCCGTGAGAGCAGAGGCAACATCGTTGATTAGCGTCTGCCAATCGGCGGCAGAAGCGGATACACCGTTTGTCGCCGGGTTCCATGTGTTTACTGGAAGGCTGTATGCCCCGCTGCCATTTCGTGCCATTGGTGTTACCTCTTAGAATTGGTGCATGTTGCAAGCGTTGATTCTGGCCTACTTTATTTATCTGATAGTCACTTACTTTACTGAGCCCCAATAACGGGCGCAGCGCGGTAAGTGCCTTGACGCAGGGCGTTAACCAGCGCCGGATTAGTCATTCGCCCAACCCCGTAAGCCGCCTCTCCTACAAGCCGTGGCGACGACAAAGCCGCTAGCGCCGCCGCTGCAGGCACATTGCCAGTAAGCGCCAAACCAGCGCCGCCACTTCCAGCCGCTACCCGCTGCAAGCCACGCGGCAGCAATTCTGACATTGCCTGACCTGCGAGTGCAGGCATGATGTCGCGCCCACCTTGCTGGATCATGGATTCTGCCAATTGGTCACGGTAGCCATAGGAAGTGTTGACGTTGTTGCGCATCAGGGATTGCAATTTGCGCATGGCTGTATCTACAGACGATTTTTGCCCAAGCGATAGCGCCTTTTCAATTTCCTGCACAAGTTCAGCCGCCTCTGAATAGCCTTTCATGGTTTTGGCATACTCAGGAGCTTGCGCTGTAATTTCCTTTTTGATAGCTGAATACACATCTCCCACGGCTTTGCGTGCGCTGCGTTGTTCAAAAGGGATTGACTCCATCAGCGCGCCTACCCGCTGTTTCAGCGCGTCCAAGCCTTCAGGCGTGTGAAATTCTGCCGGGTCAAGCTGCCGCCATGCTGCGACTTCTTCGGCGACTTCTGACAGCGCCTTGCCTGCTTGCGGATTTCGTGCAACACCCTTAAACGAAAGCATGCCCTGTGCGTCGTCTAGCGACTTTTGGATGCCAGCCATGTCCAGAACAGTCTTGTCTGCCTTAACGCCCGCCATGCCTTGACGGTAGGCCGCTTGAGCCTGTTGCCGCATGTTGTCTACGTTTGCTTTTGCAGCGCCCAAAACATCATCCATAGATGTCTGCCCGCGCATAGACTGCACAAACGATTGCCCAGCAGTGCCACCTTGCCGACCCGCCTGAACCGCTTCGTCGATAGCCTTGCCGCCGACGCCAGTTGTTCCGCCTAGCGCAGTCTTGCCAAGGAATGCCCCAAGTTTTGCCACCTGCCCAGCAACAGGCAAAGCGCCGCCGATTAGCGCGCCCGTTCCAGCCTGAGACGGGTCAACCAGCCCAGCAGACGCTCCCCCGACAGCCGCGCCAGCGCCAGCACGCAAAGCAAGATCAGCCGCACCACGCCCGCCCGCAGTCATGCCGCCCGTTCGCAGAGCATTCACGACAGCAGGCGCAGCGCCCATGCCCTGAGCGCCGCCAGCGAGAGCGCCGCCCACACCAGCAGTCCCGGCAATCTCCGCGCCGATCTTTCCCGCGCCAAACGCCATTGAATCAGGATCAGCACCCATGCTTCGCAATGCGTCCGACATGGCATTACGCCGTTCAGGCGCTTGCAATTCCGGTGCGCCCATCTGCCGCGCAATGAACGATTCGGCTGCGTCTCTTGGGGCGAGCAGGGTTGCCCCGATAGAGCCAGCACCACGCACAGCGCCCGCAGCAAGGTCGCGCACAGCACGCACCGGGCGCAGTAGCTCATCCTTCATCATGCTGCCAAAGGTAGGCCCTTGTGGCTTTTGCATGCGCTGCACCGCCGCCCGCATTACATCGGGCGTTGTGCCGTCAGGAAACTCTAGGATGGTGCCGTCAGGCAGTTCTGCTTCAATCATGGGATCACGTTCCCTTGGGCGTCTAGGCGAATGCGTTTCGGCGCAGCGGGTGCCGCAGGAGCCGCATTGCCTGCGCGAGTCTTGGCAACTTCAACGCCGCGCCGGATAACGGCTTGGAACTCACGCGCCCCCTTAACAAACTCTTCCTCAGACCCCGCTGCATCCATGCGGGCAATGGCGTCCGTGGCCTTTTTGCCTTCCATCTCAGTAATAGCGCCGCCACCCTTGAGCGATTCAAATGCCTGCAGGAATTGCTTTCCTTTGAGCTGGTCAAGCCGGATATCAAAGTCTTTCGCCGCTGTGCCGGGAACTTTCTGAATGCCAAGCAGGCGACTTGCGCCGACAGCCTGCTTCATGCCAGGAGCCTTCAGGAGGTCGTCCACCAACTTGATGGCCTCGTCACCTTGTGCGATGGCGTTTGGCGCATCCATCGCAGCCGCAGCCCTGCCTTTAGCCGTTTCTGCTGCGCCAGCCTTTGCTCCTGCAATACTGCCTTGCAATGCCGGATCAGCCGCAGCGCCCACAATCGGAGCGCCACCCGGCCCGGTGACAGGCTCTACCCTGCCTGTGCGTGCGTTGAATGCAAACACCCCTTGCGCGGTCTGCACCGGCTGGAAATACGGCTGCGAACTTGCCGCCGCGCCGCCGATCTTCTTCATCTCGCGCTGAAAGTCCTGCTGAAGCTTCATCTGCTCGGCACGGAATTCCCGATCCGCCGCCGCACGCTCTGCCGCACTAGCGTTTTGCGCGGCCATCTGATCCATGCGCAGTTGGTGCGCCATCTGCGCTTGCTCTGCCCGTGCTTGTGCCGCCGCCGCCAATTGGTCGGCCCGCGCTTGATTGGTCGCCGCCAACTGTTCTGCACGCGCTTGACGTTCTGCCGCCGCTTGGTCTGCGCGGAATGTACGATCTGCTACGCGCTCCTGCTGCCGCGCCTGCATCTCAGGCATCGCCGCCATGCCCTGCATGCCCATCTTCTGGAAATCGGGGAACTGGCTTGCAGACAGCCGCCCGAAAGCCGCCATAGGATCGCCTGGAGTTGCCGCCTGTTCCGGAATCGATGCGCGGCCAAACTCTTCCAGCCCCTGCGTTCCGGGGTTGTACGGAGTGCCTGCCATGTCTTTGGAAAACCCGGCGAGCAGTTCTGCCATCTCTTTCTGACGCTTGGTCTGCAAGTCCGTCATGGCCTGCTGCGTCTGCTGTTCGCCACGCATGCCGCCCACGCCACGAAGCCCTGCAGCGAGATATTCTAGGGCGTTAGGGGCAACGTACACCCGCCCCGCCATGCGGCCCTGTGGGGCCTGCGTCTGTGCCTGCGCTTGATAGCGGCGCAGTTGGTCGGCCAGGATTTGCTGTTGGTCAATCATCCGAACAACCCCCTAGCGCCCTTGATAATTGAGCCGCCTGCGCCGGGCAAGCCAGCTAGCCCCATACCGATTCCAAACAAGCCGCCAAGCATCCCGCCGCTTTGCGCTTGGTCTGCGTTGTAGGCGTCCATCTGCGAGCCGTAATTCGCCTGAGCCGCGCCCATCATGTCAGGGCCTTGCGTGGTCTGCTGTTGCGCAAACTGCTGGAACTGCGGGTTCTGCACCTGTGCGCCGGTACGCAATGCGTTGATGAGGTTCAGCGGCCTGTCCTGCAGATACGCCTGTTCCTGCAAAGCCGCGCCCCGGTTCGCCTGATCCAGATTGATGCCCTGCAATGCCGCTTGCATCATCGCATCGTTGCGGTTTTGGCCGAACTGATTCATCTCGCGGCCATAAGCCTCGGAGCCAAGCGCAATGCCCTGATTTGCAAGCCTGGTGCGCAACTGCTCTTCTTGCTGTGCAAAACGAGGATCAAGCCGCGACATGATGGCGTCTTGTGCCGTCTGCCCGACATTGATTGCCCGCTGTGGCAGTTGGCTTACATCAAGGTTCGGGTTTTCCAGCGTTCCCCGCGCTTTGTCTAGTCCGGTCTGCGCGATCTGCGCGTAGTCGTTAGACAGCGCAATCTGACGGTTTACCGTGTCCTGCGCTTCAGGTGACAGCGTTTGCGTTTGCGTCCAGCGGTCGGGGTCTGCCTCGTCTACGGTGTAATCAATCCGGCCATATGGGTTAACCTGCGTCATACGGTTCGCTTTGGTGGCCAACCGCGCGGCCTCAAGATTTCCCGCAGCGGTTTCCTTTGCTGCGCTGGCGTAATCCGGGGCTGGAGGAGGGGAGCTTTTCCCGTAAAGACGCATCCGGCCAGCTTCGGGGCGAAACGCCTCCAGGCTGTACTCATGGATGTCTAGCAAGTGATTACGCATACCTACCCCCTAAGAATCGACACTCGTCCTTGAACATTGCGAACAGGAGAAGATCGCCAGAGGGGGTTGCCCCAGCTAGACACGCCTCCATTGTAAATCCCATTCGCGTTACCAGTGCAATACATCTCACATTTGTACTGCACACCGGCACCGTTATTCGCCGCGCTTTGAGTTGGACGAAGGGGTAATGAAAGATCACCCCCAAAAACCGGCGAGTCGCCCAATTGCCCTCACCGGCGATGTGGCAAACAACCTGCGACCCGTTCCAATCCTCGTACAGCACCCCCGCCACTAGCTCGCCGTCTTGCAGCTTGCCGATAGCAGTTCCTCGCCCCTTCATCCACGTACCGCCTGCCCTCTGACACACCCACGGGCCTACCCGTTCAGCGTCCAGGCACAGCACTACAGCAAGCCCCCAAGCTGGTACACCACATCACAGTTCGTGTACCTGACCTCTGCGCCGTTGTTCTGCCCCTTCAGCCTGATGGCCGCAGCATTGCAAACGCTACCGACAGTACTCCACGACACCGAAGGATTGAGACCCCCGCCCCACACCATAGACCCCCAAGCCATAGAACCCCATACCATCCCGGTTGGCGTTGATGTCGTCAGTACGCCCGATGGCTCAGACAAGGAAAAATCTGCGTTCAGCGCATACAGGACGGACGGCGAGCCGCTTGCCTGAAGATACGGACGAATCATCGTGAAATACTTGTTACTCGACTTCGCCCCGTAGTATGAGAAAGCCCCGCACACATCAAACTGAATCGGCGTAGTCCCGTCAAGGTTGCCCGTCCACGCCTTGCGGACTTTGCCCGACATGCCGTAATACAAACCTGACGCAGCAGTGAGCCAGCAAGTAGCGTCGAACCCGCTAAACTTCGTCCACGCTCCAGTAATCGTGTTTTGTGCGTATTGGAACTTGGTCATGCCCGGTACGTTCAGCAGCAGCATGTTTGCGTCGGAGTACAGGCACAACTGCCACCCATACGTCGATGCGTAGTTGTTCGCCGCCTCGCTTATGCTGTTTTGGATTTTGTCTGTGAGCGCAACACGCCGATCTACCGACGCAGACAGCAATCCTCGCCCGAGAGGGAACACGCCTTCCATACAGTTAATCGCCAAGTCGCCGCCAAACTTGATGCCGCAACGCCTGCCGATAGGTCTGCCAAGCACGGACACCCCCACAATCTGCCAATCAGCCGCAGTCGATGGATCGGTGCCGCGATATACCGCAACCTCGCCGTT